ACCTAGCCTTTGGTCTCCCCACACCATGTCGCAAACGGCGCACCCCACCAGGGAGTTAAGCCCCCCGTGCCCTCTGCACGACGCTTTGCCCTCCCCGTGCTGGTGTCCCCGTGTCCCGACTCCCTCCCGCTTCTCGCAGATCAGATGGAACCTCAATTTCCATTTCACCGCCTGCAAGCTACACGCCACTGATACCGGCGTCCAACACGATCGCACTCCTGAGACACCCGTCCAGAGATGCGCTCCAACAAAATGCGAACGTCGCCCTCGGGCCCAAGCGACCAGCATCAAACAAAGCAAGCCCACCCACCACCGCCTGTTCATTGAAATATCCTTCGAAACCCGCATGTTGGTCCGACTGATGAACCACCAACGCCAGCCAGACCCCCTCCTGCTGCTCAGACTTGGCGCCAGTCCCCTTCCCCTCCCACCTCTGGACGAGCTGGATCAGGTTGAGGAAGCAGCAGCTGACTTCGATCCCTGCTTCGTTGGCGGCGATTCTGACTGCTGGACCAAGCTCTACCACCCCTGCACCACCTATGAGAACGCGGACGCAATTGACGTATGTGACTTCATTGAACGCCTTCGCAAACACTCCGCCCTCCGCCGCAAAGTCGGTACTCGCACCGTCGTCAAAATGATCCAAGAGGACGACAACAAACTCCACCTGGACGAGGTGCATCACACCTTCTGCAATAATATCCTTGACTTCCTCTGCGAGATTGATTACCCCGACTACTTGGACATCACCGACGAAGAGGACTGCGACTACATGTTCGCTGAGGAGATGGCAGACATCTTGGAGGACGCTTATCCAGATCAGTGGGTTGGCCACTTAGGCGGCACAAAAAGTGCATTGCAGGCCCTCAAAGGCACAATCCATGCAGACGCTGTTATGCAGGAAATGGTCAACGACATTATGTCACGCCTTGACGATGAAAAAGCCCTGGGCAACCTAGACATGGCACCACAACTCACAGAGCTGTTGGAGCTCCAAGGTGTCAACGTCACTTCCCAAGGCACTGTCGCTCATGCCCACGGAGCCCACAAGACTATGGAGGTCAATGCTTATAGGAATGTGTACCCCAGCTTCATGCGCAACGACAAAGTGGCCGTGTTCTTTTGCAAACCAGAGAAGTTCAAGCAATTGGCCAAGCTGCATCCCCAATTCAAGGAACTACACAATGTCGTCTTGGACCACAAAGACTGGGGCCGCTACGGACCTTCTCAACTCCCACAAAACCTCTCTGAGTGCACTGCCATTCTTCTCTGGGACGCGGGCCAATTCTTAAAACCAGCCAATTTAGCCGCCCTCTTTCAAAGGTACCCGAACATTGAAAGGATTTACAGTGCCTTCGTCTACGCCCCTGAGAGCGCCCAAAGACTCAGCAGCATTTACCCCGAATACTATCAGCTCCAGTATGACGGGGACAAGGTGATCTATAAGATGGAAGGCACTGACGAAGGGGCTTATGAACAACCCACCAACTGCGACTGGCTATTTGAAGCCCGCAACATATTGGTTAAGGGACCCACTGAATTTGTGGTGCACCATGAGCCACTCCACTCCTCCCTCACTCATCATTTGGCAGTCACCAGTCGCGGGGCCGTGGAAGTTTCCAGACAGACTTGGACCTGCAGCTCACGCGACTTAATGCACATTCCCCAACCCTGGATTCGCAAGAGGCCCAGTAGCGACCTGGATGGCGAACAACTGGTCCCCCGCGAGCTGTACAACAACCTGTACTGGTATTTTGCCGCCAGCAACCCCACCAAGCGCTCTGCCCAGGACGTCGCACTCAAGATCCGAAATATGCGCGCCTCTCCAAAGTACAGCTTCATCCGGCCCGAGACGTGGCGTCTGATGCTTGAGAGTGTCATAGCCGTGGGAATTGTCGACGCCAAGGTACCTGTAGGGAATGAGTTCGACGATGGTGTCGTCGCTTGCGTCGCCCGTTACCTGCTCAAGACTTTGCAAGATCTGAAACTACCAGACCCCACTCGCGTCCTGTACAACATGCTGTCAACAATACTGCCTTCCATGTTTGGCCTACCCTGGGCAGTGATCAGCTCAATAATGACAGTCTATGATGTCGCCACTGCGGAAAATTGGACGGACCTGGGGATAGCTCTTGGGAAAACACTGTTTTGGGCTCTCGCGCCCCCCCCAATCACAGCCACTGTCACAGCCTTAGCCGGAGTTTCTTACACCGCGGCCTATTTGACCAGGTGGATCGACCGCCGCGAGGTCAAGCTGCAAGTTGAAATCTTGACACCCCGGTTCCAGCTCACCTATCGCAGACGTGACTTGACCAGCTTCCCGGCCAGCTGCTACCAACCCTTCCTCACTGCTGAGACAAATCACTTCGACACCCTCTACTTCTTCTCCACCTTGAAGTGTCATGAGTGCGGTACGGCCAGTCGTGAGCCCCTGTGCCACACCTGCATGACTTGTCATGAACACGAGGTTTTTGAGCTTCGCAAACCTGGTGAACCCCGCGGCTGCTGCGCATTGATCAAAGAAGGAACCAGATTGGAGGAGAAGTGGAAAGCCTCACGTTCAGCTGAAGCAAAGATGGAACTTCTCCTGAGACCAGACGCAACTGGCAACCCACGCGGCCTCACAGCCTTGGCCGAACCCGAATTCAATGTGCGGTACCAACAATTGGAGGATGGCAGCTATGTAAAAGAACTCCCGCCCAAACGTAATAAAGGGAAGAAAGCTCTCCCTCCAGACAAACAACCCAATCAAAAAGCTGAAGTCCCACACCCGTCCACCCCAGTTGCCGGCCCATCGACCTTCAAGTTCGCGGATGCGGAGATTCTGCAAATAGCCGAGGAGGTTGATGAACGCCATCGGAAACATCATGTGCCCGCTCCCCTGATCACCCCTGCACAACTTCTGCGAATGGATAGAGCGGAGAATGCGCAGCCCTTGTTCACAGTTGGTTCAGACTCCGAGGCCGAACCCACTCGCCCAACCATCGGCAATACTGAGGACGATCCCACTCCACCTTCACCCGATGAAGACACTGGGTATGAAGTCCGACGTGGGTACAGATGGCACAAACCACCACCTGAAGAACAACCCCGCCCCACCACACCTGTCTTCGACGACAGCGAAGCCCTAGCAGATAGTGAGTTGACAGACTCCGACCCGGAACTCCAACCTCGCGGAAAACGCCTGTTCGGCCACGCTTCGGGTAATCTAGACCACCCCCCTTGCAACTGTCGTGCCCACGATGCAGAACAAGCTTGGTCCGGCAGGAAGTGGACAGAGTGCCGAGACGGGCATGGGTGTTGGCTGAGAGAGAAGGGCGAACCTTGTCATCAGTGCCCAACCGATAAGATATTTGGTCGACTACACCAGAATGTCGTGGAACTGGCCGACAATTGCTACATCCATGAGAAGACCACTATTGAGGAGTCTCGGGTGCACTATCCTTTCCACAAGAACTACAAGACCACACGACAGACCACCACCCCAGGCACCACTCCTCGAACTTGTTTGGTTCAAGCAATTGCCGACGCCACCCAGTTGACAGAAAGCACAGTTTGGACCGCCATCTGCGCCGTCCTACCAGACAGCGCCACAACAGACTTGCTCCCTGCCCCAGGTCTGGACGAACGCAGCATTCATGCCGCGGGTCTCATGCTGGGTTTTGAGGCCATTCTGATCCACAAATTGCCCGGAGTACCACGCAAAGCCGGCCTTAAGTGCAAAGTCAAGCACAGATTCAAGCTCACCACACTGGACGGCACCCCACATTGGGTCCACGATGGTAGCCCAGAACAAAAGATGTCCTCCCTGGATGACACCGGCGCGTGCCCCTCCCCTCTGCTCCAACGCATGTTGAACGAACTTGATACCTTCACCGACTCATACGGCAACAAAATTCTGGGTGAGTGGCAAGACGTGAAACTGAACCGCGGAAGTTGCAAGCAATTGGTCCGAGAATTCAAAAGCGGTGTCTATGGCACAATAAAGCGACGCGAAGGCAAAGACTTCGAACATGACGCCACCAAGAAGATGGACATTTGCCAGGAGTTCGCCAAAGAGCGGACAGTGTCAGTCCGCGGCATATCAGGTTGTGCTGGGTGTGGCAAGAGCGCCCCGCTCAAGGAATACCTCAAGAAGAGCGCCGGCTGGCAAAGTTGCAAGGGAGTGTGGTTCATGAGTAGCCCTCGCCAACTGATCCGGCAAGATTGGGCCGACGATCTCGATCTCAAACGAGGTAGCTACGCACTCAACACCTTCGAACAGGCCCTGACCCGCACCGCTCGCATGTTGATCATTGACGAACTTTCGCTTCTTCCTCCCGGCTACGTCGACCTCGTGTGCCTCCTGAAACCCTCAATCACCCATGTCCTGTTACTTGGCGACACTGTCCAAAGCCGCTTCAACAATCCCAACAGCGACACGAAGTTGAATGAGCTACCTAACGAGGCAGAACGTTGCTTCGAACAGTTACGATGCGACTACTGCTTTTGGACCCATCGCTCCTGCCAAGTTATAGCGAAGGCCTATGGAATCCCGTGCACTAGCCCAATTGTTGGCAAGGTGAAGCGTACAACACAGGTAGACCACAGATACCCGATCATTGCTGCCACCAACGGGGAAGTCGACAACCTTTCTTTCCAAGGCAACAAAGCTCGCAACGTCGGCGGCGCTCAAGGAGGAACATACAAAGTCGCCCAGATCATCCTCACCAGCACGATGCTCCAACGACAGTCAGCCCACGACTTCTACAGCGCTGTCTCTCGGGTAACTCACACCCTCATTGTCGTCGAAAGCATGGGGCCCGGTTACATTCAAGCCCGCAACAGGAGAGCAGACGTTATGGCCGTGCTTGGGCTAGGTTCGCCCGTGGATTTCCTCGCCATGTTCTCCCGTGAGCTGGCAGCCTTCAATTTGGTCAGACTGCCCGAGGCCGAAAGAGTCAAGATCAGAGACGCTCGTGCCACCGCCAATTCCACCACCACGCGAGCTAGCGGCCAATTCGTCCCGTTTGAAACCGACGACCTGGACTACTTAGATCGGGCCCCAGCCGAACTGCAAGTGCTGCTCACCCGCGAACCTGATCAAACAGTGTTCGAGGAGACACCGCCCGAACCACCACTGGAGCGAACCTGGGAACGTACCACCCTCCCCCGAGCCGATCCGGAAAGGATTCTGGATGCCGCCACGGACGGCCTCACCTTCAGGGAGGAACGCGAACTCATCAGGGATGGTGGCATGACAAGTTGCTTCGTTGAGCGCAGCTCAACTTTCAATTCGGGCACTGAACAACTCTTCCCTCAGCAGCGCGGCAACGACCCGATCTTGTTCGGGGCTACCATCCAGGCCCGTCTCGACAAGGGCAGCGTTGAGGACAATCTGGCGGACCTGCATAGCAGCGATTGGAAGGCACAGATTCTGTTTGACCACTTGGCCCGCTATTTGGATTTCGGCTACGACATTGAACCGTTTGACACCACGCTGTTCAATCAGTGCATTCACGAGACGGAGTTTCGCAAGCTGACTTCCAAACCAGTCCACGTGATGTTGAATAACGCCAAGCGTGCCGACCCCAACTGGAAGCTCAACACCGTCGATCACTTTGTCAAGAGCCAATTGAAGGGGAAGTTGGAGACGCTCGGCAAACCCGCCAAGGCTGGCCAGACACTCGCTACATGTCAAGACGCCGTGGTGCTGTTATTTGGGCCAATGGTTCGATATATACGCACCAAGGTAATGCACAGATTCCCACCTGAGCTGTATTGCAATTGCGAGAAGACCGCCGACGATCAGAATGACTGGGCACGCACACACTGGCGAGACCGCACCAGCACTGAGTCAGATCTGGAAAAGTTCGATAGCACTCAACGCGGCGACTCCTTGGGTCTCGAACTAAAGCTTTTTTTCCATTTCGGACTCAAGGAAGCTTACATACAGCTGTTTGATCAATTCATGCACCTGTGTTCCACGCTGCCCGATCTGTACACCTGGTGGAAAACCCACATCATATCGACAGTCATCGGTCTTAAGCAAACCGGTCGAGACACGGGCGAACCAGGCACATACGATTTCAACACCTACTACAATCTGGCGTTAACAATCCTCATGTACAACTTGCCTCGCGGAATTCCACTCGCTGTCGGCGGAGATGACATGAGCGCCAATCGTGTGCTGCTTGAAAGTCCGCTCTGGCGTAAGGTCAAAGACAAGTTTCTGACCAAAGCCAAGGTGGAGTACACCGACCGCCCCAGCTTCTGCGGCTATTACCTAACGTCAAACGGTAGCTTCCGCAACCCTCGCCTTCTGCTGCTCAAGACTTTGTGGCACCTCGACAATGGCTCCAGCGCTTTAGTGGATCAAAGTTACGCCACCGAAGCGTACACAGCCTACCGCTTCGGCGATGCGAACTACCAATACTGCACTTGGACAGAATTGGAATGCTTAGGTTGGCTGTTGGAGTACTACCACCAAAGGTACAGTTGGGCCCAGCGCATTTTCGGAGGGCAAACAATCGAACATGTGAGGCAGCTACTCTCCCTCGAAGACACCATGATCCAGTTGAAGGATCTCGAGGACCCACGCTTGGGCAAGAAAGCGAAACGCACGCTCGGCAGGAAGTACAGGTATCAACAGACGCTCCTTGCTATCTCCTCGCGGACCTAGCCTATAACCTTGTTAAATTGGTTTCTTTCCTTTGTTTTACTTTATGACCACTTACACGATTTTAAACGGAACCCTCACCGACGATCATGACGACAACCACCCAGACCAGCATTTTAGCGAGCAACGACAAGATCGAACAATCCCAACCCATTCAGCAAGTGACGCACAGCGTGAGTTCTCAACTTTTAGGTCAAGCGTTCAATCCCCTAGTCCGCCGATTCAACCGCCATCTCGCCTCGATCAACTTTGTGAAGCCGACGGAATCAAACCCCGACCCTATAGTGTCCATCCAGTGCGACCCCCTCATGGAGCAGGCCCTCATGGATTTTTACCGGTTCATGCCCGTAGTTCACTGGAAACACCTCTCCGTCGAGATGATACCAAGGGATGGAGCTTCGCGGACTCTGATGTCCGGGCGTTACGCTTGGATACCGGGACCAGAAAGTTACCCAGCCTCCTGGAAGGAGATGAGCGCGTTTCCCACCGTGGCAAACGTAGTCGCGGGACCCAAGTTTTTCGGAGGGATGGTCGAACCGGTGGTGATGCCAGCCTCTTGGGCCTACGGGAATCAAACCCAAATCAAACCCCTCCCCATGATCGGCGGCTCCCCGAAACTAGCTATGCGCTTCCGCCTCGTCCGGATGAGCTTGATGAATGCCAAGGGCGAATCGGTTGCCGAGGTTGCAGACGGTGCTCCCTGCTACAACCTCTACCTCAACTGCGAGATAATTGTCGCCCAGTGAAACCCCAGATCACTTCGTTTGTGTTTGTTTCTCCCTTTGCCTGTTTTGGCTATGGTCGTCGAGGTCGCCGCGTTTGAAC